TCTGTTAACTGTAAAATATTAGAAGCCCAATTAATACTAAGAGTTTCTAACTTTTTATTGTTAAAAGTGCCATCTACTGCTGTATTATAATAAGTAGTTATACCATTTCCACAATAAGTTCTTACTAATTGACTTACAGAAGTAATAGTTAGCTCTAACTTGGCATCTTCTTTTGTTGATTGAAGGCCTTCAGCTACTTTATATTCTGTCAAGGTTATTAAATTTGCCATATTCTATAAGTCCATTAGTAAAAACTTGGGGGAGGCGAACCTCCCCGAAGTTTAAAAGTAAAAATATTTCTAAATTAAGCAGTAGTAGTTACTCGAATAGCTGCTGAAGTACCACCTTCCAACTGAGTGAAGCCAAGAGATTGGCTAGCAACTACAGCTGTACGCTGGCCTGCAACTTCGTAATCAGATTCGATGTTAACACCACCAAGACGTGGGATAACGAATGCGTTACGGTTAACAGCAATAAGAGAAGTCTCTTTAAAGTTACTTGTGTTAGTACCAGTAGAACCATCAACATCAACTGCGCCACCGTTGGCAGAATCAAGAAGATCTGAAACGATTACTGGTGAACCATAAACAGAACCTAACTGACCGCTCAACTTAGTAGCACCTGGGCCTACTTCATCAATGCTAGTAAAGTCCGCGCCATTGTTTACATCATCAATCATGCTGTAGTAAGCATCAGTACCCATGATGTAAGCAACATCTGCAGGATTAATACCGTACTTACCCATGCCAGCACGAGCTGTCATAGCAGTTACTGCGTTAACTAGGTTACGTGCGCTATTACCACCATCCCCTGCTAGACCACCATGAGCAGTGCTAGAAGTAGTGATAGAGTTAGATCCATCAACACCTGCAGAACCTACTAAGCCTTTGAAGTTAGTAACAACAGGAGCTGTAGCACCATCAGCAAGACTACCAGTACCAAACAAGATTGCTTGGTCAACTGCACGAGCGTGAGCACGGGCTAGAGCTGATTGAATCATTGGTAGAATAGTTACAAAAGTTTGCTCATCAGTATCAGAAGGAATATAAGTTCCTGAGATTAGACGATTAGCATATGCAGTAACACTACTCATATCATAGCTATTAGCAGTACCAGGAGTACGGTTGGTTAAGTAACCACTTTCAAGACCGCCTGCTGAGAAAGTAGCAGTATTAGTATCAGTAACTGTAGGAATTACAGTTGCACCTGAATTTACAGCAAGCTCACGGAATAGGCCCGCAACTTTTTGCTCTAGAACCATCTCTTCTTCGAACGCTGCAGTAGAAAGAGTATCTAGTTTACCTGCATCTGAAGCATTAGCTGTGTAAGCAACACCTGCTTTAGCCATAATAGACTTAGCATAGTCAGTGTCATAACCTTTGCCAGTTACTTTACCAAGAATGTGAGCGCCAAGGAAGTCCTTACCGAACGCACTTAGGTCAGAACCACGATCAGAGAAAGACTTCTTACTATTTTGCATAGCTTCGATTTCTGCTTTCTTCTCATCAAGTTCTTTCTGGAAAGTACCCATGATTTCTTGTAGATTTGCGTCTTTTTCAGCTAGTTTAGCTTCAACGTCGCCCATAAGTTTTTCAACACCTGATTCTACACCAGAGTTGATAACTGTTTTAATTGATTCAGCTTCTAAAGCTTTCGCTTCGTCTGCTTCTTGAGCTGCTTTAGCGGTGGCTTCGTCAGCTGCTTTTTGCTCGGCTTGCTTCATAGCAATCTTAGCGGCAGTATCTTCTGCTACTTTCTTTGCAAAAGCTTCCAAGTCGATGTTTTGATTATCCATCTTGATCTCCTGATCTGCGGATTTCTCCGCGCTTTTCGGTGTGTCACTAGCTACGCTAGAAGTATTAACTTCGTCTTTAGCCAGAGACTGACCGGCTAGATCTACACGATTTGTGAAAGTTTTTTTGAATTCATTATACTCTTCATCAGAGTCAAATGACTTCGCGAGCGAAAAAGTAGCTGACTGATTGCATGGTACAGATACTACCGATACCTCAAACAACTCAGCGTCCTTAATCATTAGTCCGTCGGTTTCCTTTAAGTAATCAGCGTCCTTGACTCGAAAACCAACAGAAAAGGCTCCAAGAACACCGTCTTTAACTAATTGTGCAACATTAGCAGGCGCAGCCTTACTAATTTTACATTCCAGTTCCAAGCCATCAGGACCAGCTTTCAATCCCGTAGCTCTACCAATTGGCTTGTCATAATCGTGATTAAACAAGATAATTGGGTTTTTTTCAAAATTTGATAATCCACCTTTAGTCCAGGCTTCTGCTGAAATGGAATCACCCGCGCGATCAAAGTCAGCTGTACTAGCCATTCCTCGTATCATTACAGATCCATCGTCTGCTTCATGAGACTTAAATGTGGATGTAAGATTAAATAACTTATTCATCTTTACTCTCCTTTGCTTTAGCAGGCTTTACCGTTTTAGGCTTAGCGGATGCTTTAGGCTTTTTTACTGCCGGTTTAGGTTTTAGCAATTTAATTTCATCTGCCATTGGACCTACTTCCAAATACTGTAACATATCTTTATATGTTCCAAATATACTATACAAATTTTTGGGTAAACAAGGAGTACTTAATCTTCCAAGTTTATTATAATCTTCTTCCGTAACCCATGTCTTATTCTTTACAAAGTATTTTGAAATCCGTAGTATTACTTGATACTTTGCTTGTTGTCTATGTTTTCCAGGTGTCATTCTTCTTCTGTTTCCTCTGGTCGACCGCCCTCTGACGGATTAGCTGCAGAACCTGCAATATTTGCAGGAACTCGTATATCTTCTGCTTCTTCTCTAGCTTCGTAGCCTAACGCTTCACGAGCTTCGTTTGGAGAAATAATACCACCATTTACTAGTGATGTGTAGAATGCTGCACTATCACGTAGCTCTGGTTGCAAAGCAGGAATGTTTGTAATATCTTCTTTACACTCGAAACCAAAGTATCGAGTAGTTGCAAAATTAATTTTTCTAACTATAGGTAATATAGTCTCCAAATAGTAAAGTCGTAAATTGGGACGAATATTTGCATTATTACCTGAATCTAATAAAATTGGAGGAATTCCAAGTGCTTTTAAAATGATCTTTTCGTTTTCTGTAATCGCACTTTGAAAATCTAATTCTTTAAAATTTACTTTTGTGAGGCTATCGACTTCCAGTCCACCATCGAGTATAAGAGGGCGTTTACCTCCAGTATCTGGCTTATAACGAGTCTGCCAAGATACCATCATACGTTCTTTAATTTTTTCCGATAATGTGTTAGGAGACTTAAGTACTAAACCTGGAACTGCACCGTTTTTAAAGAAGTTATCTTGAAAAGCTCTCATAGAAGCCATCAAGTTCATTGTACGCATAGCAGGTCTAAGTCTCGGTACACCTCTATAAATTGAATGAAACGAATTATCTTTAATATGTATAATTTCATTAGTATTAAAACTAGTTTCGTTAAGGGTATATTTTTCTACATAAGTATCTTTATCAGCGTGGATTTTTACTTTATCTGCTGGTAGATGATACATATGAGCACCATCAAAGTAAATAAAGATGTTTCCGTCTAGTATAAAATCTGTAATCAAATTACGGCGAAAAGTATTTATGTCCTGAAAAGGGTTAGGTTCTTTATTTAAAAGAAGCTCAACTTTTGCTCTCTTTATACCTTTTACAACACCTCGTTGAGCATTGGGTAGTACAAGAGTAGGAATCTCAGCAACATCATCTACGATCATATTCACACCACGATTTACAATTTCTAGATCTTCGTAAGCTCTTTCGTAGCTAATAGTATTTTCTCGACTAGATTCTACATTCCCACCATCAAGATATTGAGCAGGATTCAACTTCTCTTCGACATCAACAGGTTTTTTACTAAAAGGATTATACCAAGCCATGTTTTTCTCTTTGAATCTTTACCCAACGCATCTGCTTTGTAGCTGTAGTCAGTGCTGGATCTTTACCGTAAATTGAATGAAGTTTCAAATGATGAGTATGACACAAAGTAGCTGTGTGATCATAGAGCTCAGCATGATGCTCTTCTATAAAATCATCCCGAAGTGCTTGAATATACTCGGGATTGTGATTGTTATCTTTTATCCATTTGTTTAACAATGGTGTGAGACTGTAAAAGTGGTGAAAATCTAACTGCTCTGTTGCACCACAAATCTCGCAAGAGGAACCCTTCTCGTACTTGGATTTTGCCTTATCTCGTACATACTTTACAATGTCACGTTTTAACTTAGGCATTTTCCTCTGGTTCCTTTATTTTTCATTTAAAGAATTATATCTAGTTTAAGCTAACTTGTCAATAACTATTTTTGAGCTGGTATCATTAGAAGGATACATTTGAGATTTGAAATGAGTATAATCCGTATCGCAACGCATCTGCCATGTGAGATGCCATGTTGTGTTTCGGTTTTTCCTTCATTAGATTTGGATTTGGATCCCATTGATATGCATCAAGGCATGTTAAAGACTGCTTTGCTTCTTGATCAACAAAGAGTATGTCGTTCTCAACAATTCCTGATACATGTCCAATTCCGTCAAGTACGGACTTCTTAGCGTTGATGGTGGAAATATCGTAGTTCTGCGCGAAATCAAAGCGTGTTTGTTGAGCGGCTGAATCAATATAAATGTAATCAATATCCCAGCGATCAATGAGTTTCTGGATTTCGGCAGCGTGCTGTTCAGTAGTTCTTTCAGCATCAAAGTATTCGTCCACCAGATGGTATTGTTCTGTATCCCAATCATACGCAATAACGCACATTGCTGTCGGGTCTTTGTAACCGACATCCAACCCCGCAAAGACATCCATTCTACTAGTATCGAGCTGAGAGAAGTCTTTAACTTGCGTTTCAAAGTTGAATTTCCAGATCTGTCCTTCATAAGTATTAAAATCAGCCTCGTACTCTTGTTTAAATTCTGCTTCTGACATTGACTTTCGTGCTTCGTCAAT